CTGCGGTATTGGAACACCGCTCACCCAGGATGTTTTGAAGGTCTTGGAGAATCAGCTTGTTTGTGTCGAAGATGCCAAGATGTTTCCTGTGATGAAAGTTGCTTCGGAACTCAACGTTGAACCGATTCAAGATGAGAAAGGATGGTTGTGGAACTTGAGACTTCCCTTTGTTGGAAATTTCATGTACCACGGAAAGGAAACGCGAAAGGTATTTGCTAATTTCAAATCGACAATTGTTCCATCTCCCGTTCATGGTGTAATTGCTACGCCAACAATGAAACCAGCCCATCTGGGACCTTTCATGAAGGATGGAGTGAAAGTTGATCCGATGGCAAAGGCACGAGTGAAGGCTTCTCCTGCCCCTAAAACGATGGATAAGAACCTTCTCAATAGTGCAGTTCATCACTACACTCAGATGGTTACTGGACAGGTTGATGAAGCTGATAGACGAGTTCTCACATATGCTGAAGCAATTCAGGGTATTGAGGGTAATGAATTCTATCAAGGAATCAATCGATCCACATCCCCAGGATATGGATGGGAGAAAGAAGGAGCAGGAAAGACTAAATGGCTAGGATCGGAAGGTGAATACAATGTGTCACATCCGGAACTTTTGGAGGCTTATGAGGATATGAAAGAAACATGTCTTCATAATCGGCCATCTGTTTACTGGGTCGATACAATGAAAGATGAACGAAGACCAATTGCAAAAGTTGACGAGGGTAAAACTCGTCTCTTCTCTGTAGGAGAGATGGCTTTTACAGTCTTGTTTAGACAATATTTCATGGGATTTATCGCACATATGATGAAGAACAAAATTCGTTATGAATCATGTGTTGGTATTAACCCATTTGATCGCGACTGGACTCGACTAGCAACCGGACTCAATGCAGTTGGAAAGAAAGTGATTGCCGGAGATTTTGCTAACTATGATGGAACATTGAATGCGGATCTACTTTGGAGAATGCTTGATGTCATTGAGGCTTTCTATGAAAATAGTTCAGCTGAGGACAGAATGAGGAGACGATCTATGTGGTGTGAAATTGTTAATTCAATTCATATTAACAGTGATGATGTTTATTCATGGACGCACTCGCAACCTTCTGGTTGCCCAATGACAACTATTCTCAATTGTGGGTACCATTCAATTAGTGCTAGATATGTGTTTCTTGTGTGTGCTGCAAAGTACATGCC